GGTATTCTTGCGCAGGAGGAAATACGATTATGTTGCCCGTTAGATTGTCGCCAATTTTGCCTTCCAGCCCATAGCTTGTAAGGAGAGATGCGATAGCATCTTCCAATTTTTCTAACAATTCCCCACACCTTTGTTTCTCACGGAAACATTTCTGTGTAAGGTATATTTTAAAACCCAACTTATTCTTCACTGTTTACTTGTCCTTTCCTTTTTCAATTTCATATTTTTGAACGCCCCATGACAAAGCGTGGCATGACCATATAAAATGATAGGTATATTCGTGTAGGTTGACTTCCCAGAAGTCTGAGAACGTAAACTCATCATGCTTAAAGTTGTCAACCGCACAGCGCACCCCTTGCTCTCCATCGTTTGCATGCGAAAGCACCTCATCGTTTATCGCTTGGCGCAGTTCGGGGGTGGCTCCAGCATCATCCAGTCGTTCTGCTAAATATCTTCTGAGTGTATCCTGGCTATATTCCGTTATGCCATGATTGTGGTCAATTGCTACGCACTTCTCGCCCCAGTATGTTGGGTTAATATACAGGCCGCCAGTTTTGGTTGGTTTTGTATGGAAAAACTCGAACATATCGTGTAAACGTGTAAACACATAGCTACCCATGTCGCCTGTATAACATAGATAGCCAGGCCATGTCACCAAGTCGAATCCAAAGCAGTTGGTGTCTGGCTTACGGAAGTGTATGTGTCGGTAAACGTCATCGTCGCGCACGATGGTCATCTGGTGTTCTGATACATCCTCCAAGAAGCGCTGTTCTGTACATTTGGTCATTAGTCACCTCATTCATCAGTTAAAAATGTTTTTGTTTTGTAAAACCTGTCACCACCTTCGTTGCCAGGGTCGTACTCCCAGATCGCGTAGGTGTGTTTACGGCTAATGGAAAGCCCGCTTTCAAGCGTATCCCCAGCCAAATCTCCGTGATCCCTTGCGGCTTGTTCCAAGAAATCCCTGGCGTCTTTCCAGGCTACGAATCCGACAATCTCGTCTATATTGCCTATATTTACATTTGCTATGTCCGTTATAACTGCCAAATATTTCAAATTCATAGTACTATCCTCCTTAACTTTCTTGTTGATTTGTTACTGATATTTGTAGCAGATGCGATTTTCCTGGCTTTCGCCTTCGTTTCTAAATATACCCTCGCTACATGCGCGAGCTTCCTTGCGGCATCCTTGTGTGTTTTTACTGGCAGCAGCATCCCGCGGTACTTCTTCGCCTCCCCTGGATGACACAGTGCTATATGCGATATCATTCCCAATAAGCTTTCCATTTGTTTGTGTGTGATAAGCCAGCCATTAGACGCTCTGTGCACCAACGCTCGTACCCTGTGTCTGTATTTCTTGGGGACGGTAGGTCGCCCTGAATTAATATTCAGCCCGGTAATTTCTTGTCTCTGCCCACATCCCATAAGCCTTGTTTTGTCTGTGTTGAGTTCCAGCCCCATCGATCTTAGTTTTGGCGCTATTATAGGTAAAACGTTCTCCATTGAGTGTGAATTGCTCGAAAAAGTCAGGTCGTCTGCATACCGCGTGTACTCAATATCGTCTGAAACAAGCTTCTTCAGGAGATTGGGTATCTGTGTGTCGAATTCCCTCATACAATAATTCGACAGAAAAGGGCTTGTTGGCGCTCCCTGCGGGAGCGACCCGTTATAAAGCACCAGTGTTGGGTTGAAATTAATTCCAACATCCCAAGCCGTTTGCGCGACTCTTCTGATTGTTGTTCCCGTTATACACGGAAAGAAATCTCGTATATCGAGATTCAGTATCCATTTTTTCCCCAGATGCATTTTTGCGTTTGTAAGGATATTGCGTTTCCTGGTAAAGCCATGAGCGCGCTTCGATATCCAGAGTTTGTTTTGCATATCTCTTAGGAATTCCCTTTGTTTCTTTTTTAATTCTTCGTCGGGGGCAGTTATCGCCCTGACACCACCAGATTTTTTTGGAATAGTAAATGTGTAATAACCCATATTCCTCCCTTATACTCAAATTTATGTTTTAAACAAAACACAATCATTCACCTTGTCCGCCGGGTGATCGTGCCACCATAATTACCTTTTGTGTAATCGAAACACCTACATGGTGGTGTTTTCTTTACCCAAAAGGTAATTGCCGTGTTACTACCCCCCCCCAGTATCTTTTTCTCTCTTCCATGGAGTGAGGCGCGATGTTGTGTTGAGCGCCGAACGGAGATGGGAAGAGAGAAAACGTGATTCTGGATGTAGTAGTCATTACAAATTGCCAGGCGAAACGCCTGGCAACGGTTCACAAATTAACTGTGTCCGCAGTCATACTGGGGGGGGATTTCTTCTTGACATTTATACGAAATTATGGTTTTATGCTGAAGGAGCCGTGGGTGCCTATAAGGAATTGAAATTGAAACTTGATATTGAGACGTATAAATCCTGGAGACGTCCAGGTCGGTCCTGAAAGGCATCAGGGTAACGTCATTGAGCGGGTAGCTGACCCGACACTCACGGCTCCTAGAAATTCCATCCAACACTTACCAACAGGAAGCTTTTCTTACTGTTTACCAAGGAGCGGAGGATTGTTGTGTATCCGTAGCGACGCCTAAACAGTAAGAAGTGGGGGTGTGGTATTACATTTGATATGTCAGGCGAAGCGCCCGGCAGGATTATGATAATCCAGTTCCTTCCTGAAATGTGATCTTAGAGATTGTTGTTCACTTTCATGCCAAAACAAAACTCCTTTTGTGCTTACGCATAAACAGACGGCCAGGGCCGTTGCCTTCTGCATCCCTGCTTGGATATAATAATGTATTGTCTTCTAAAACCAGTACGAGACATGGCGCATCCCATCCTTCTAGGTCTAGCTCTTTGTCTGTCAAATACCGGGCTTCCTTAATTTTTTTACCAACTATTTCTCCTAACATAAATCCTCCTGTTGTCGTGTAACTGTGTACATTACTTGTCCTCCCTGGAATACCGCCTAAACCGTTTAAACGGTTTAGGCGGTTCGGTTTGTTTCAAAACGGTTTCCCTGCCCGAAAGGTGGGGCGAAAACATCTGTATTCCTTTCCGTGTTTACTGACGACTTGCTCGACTGTTCAATCCCAACGCCAAAAAGCAGTGCGCAATTTACCAGCGCATCTTGTGCGGAGCCGGTTCGCGCCCCGGCCATCCCATCCGATTGCTCGCCGTCGACGCATTGGCAGTACCCCACATTCTCCTTCCATGCCTTGACTCCCCCAATCACAACCTCCAGCCTCCCCGCACACGTAAATGAGTCGCCATTATCCACCGGCTCCTCGTGCGAGAACGACCAAAATATGGCGCTGAACGCCTCGTTCAGCCTTTTTACAATCTCCTCAAACTTGACCTTCTTACCTCTATATGGGTCACTGATAAGTTGGTTATCGCTGAAATGCCTTAACAGTATCCCTTCTACCTCCTTTACTGATTTACCTTCAGCTTCCTGCGGGCGGTTTTTTACAGCGTTTATGTGTATACAGCGGTATCCGTTGCCGCGCTGGTTGAAATCTGCACAGGTACATTGTCCGTTTGTTCCATCCCAAAATACCCTGAAAGCCATTTTTTTATCTTCGGATTCTACGAAATAATGATGTTGCTTGCCGGGTATAGCGCACACCGCAGCCGATTGGGTTATGGGTGGTTGTGTCGCTATTTGTTGTGTATTACCCGGTGGTCTAACTAATGGCATATCTCTTACGTCTGGCATATTATCCTCCGTTTTTCTATTAAGTTTTCAGTGGTCTAATTCCTGATTTCTACCGGCATTATCACGACTGTAAAACCCTGCCGTCCCTTGATTAACCATCCTTTTCCGTTTTCTGCTTCGTCTGCAAGATCAATTTCAATCTCTCCGGTCGGCAATGCTTGCACACAATCGAGGAGATAATCCGGATTGACTGATTCCTTGTATGGAACGCCGGTGTAGTTTCCCTTGATGATGGCACTGTAGGCCGTTGCGTTTTTACTGGTTGCGCTGTAAGTTTTCGAGCTTATCCTTGTTTCGGCGCCGAATTCAATTGATACAACCCGATAATTATCGCCTACGTACGCCTGCGCCTTTCTAATGCAAGCCATGATGTCGTCAGTTCTTGTTATAAACTTGTTTTTATATCCCACGGGGATCACATCGGGATAATTGGGATATGTTCCTTCGATGCTTTGAGATGTTACGTGGCATTGGATACACCCTGGAACGTCGAGTTCGAACACGGTATATTGATCCTCTTTTTTTTCATCTTCGACCAATTCTATGTTCCCGTTCAGGTATCTACTGACGGTTAAAATATTTGGCGGAGCAATGGTACGCGCAGCTACTTTTTTCTGTTTTGAGCCTTCGTTGAGCGGCACAATATGCAGCCTGTTGCCGTCTGCGCCAACCAGATTGTTATTCTTAAAATCAAAGTAAATACCGCATAAAGACGACCTGGCCTTCACCGTAGACAAAGCCCGTCCCACGAAATTCAGCTTATTTACAATGTTTGTGACACAGAACGACCTCCCTTTCTTTTTCAACATCATGGGAAAACTGTCCGCGCTCTCTCCTTCCAAAAAGAACTCTCCGATTCTCACGCCGAGCATATCCTCCTTTTTCTGGATATGGATATCAATAATTCCTTCTGTGAGCGGCAGCAACTTCTTGAGTTTTTCCAGGCTTACACATATGGAGTCAATACCCTCATCGTGGGAGAACCTGTATTTATTACCAGCTTCGATGTGCCCGGAGAAGTAAGATACAATATCCGTCGCATCTACATACAATTTTGCATCATGGATTGTTAATAAGATATTTGCTATGATATGTTGTTTGTTTCCGGTGAATTTACCCGCCATATCTACTATGTTCTTAAGTGCGTTAACTTTTGGCTGTGCGACCGGCTTGTTCGATATGCCCGCCGGTTTTTTACCTGGCGTTAATTCTAAAATCGCCGGTCTATTGCGTATGACCTTGGCGGCGCGTGTATTAACAAGTTCCCTTGCGACTCCAACAGGAACCTTTCCGACTCTGCGTTTGTCCTGGTTAACGATCAGGACATTTGTTTTAAATAACATTGTTTTTACTCCTTCGTAATGGGCTTAATTTTATAGGTAAATTATGGATTAATCCTTTTTGCTTGATTCAATGCCTTGCGATCTGTTGTACATCAGAGATTGCAGACCTTCATGTTTGAGCCTCCAATTTTAAAACATAATTAAGGCTACCCCTTGCGCCTGGGCCTCTGTGTCTCTGCCAGCATCCATTGGTAGTAGACCACCGGAATCCACCTTGCTTTAATTTTTTCCTTATCTCCCCGTCCGGTTTTGACGGAAAAAAGACCTGTAAGCGATTTTCTTCAACGCTATCAACTATCTCAATATCTCCTATCATCTCAGTAGTCGTAATATCATCCTTGGTCTTTTCTAATTGTTCAATCCTTGTTTTTATTCTTCGGATATTAGCGCTGTTGTTGGTTAAGACATAACCGCCAATCCCAACCCTACTAGCAAAATCAGGTTTTTTAAGTTCGATTATTTGATTCTCGCTCAATCCTAGATTTTTCAACGCTTCATCGTCATTCTTTTTTATAGCCTTGTTGATGGCTTTGAATTTCTCTTGCATTGATTCTAACTTCGCAAGTTTTTCTTTCAGCTTAACAACCGCTTCAGGATCGTCTGAACTTATTCCGCTGGTGCCTATGCTTTCGGCCTTTTCCTTATAGTGCTTTGCTTTTTTATCGGCCTCGATAGATTTATCGAAATTATTCTGTATCCTATTCCGGTAATTTCTATCGGACTTTTCCGAGTGATGACCTATAAGGATGGGCTGCCCGAACGGAATAGAATCAGCCATTTTGCGCGCAGCGCTATAACATGCATCGCTCGCTTGTCTATTCTTCTCTGCAAGTTTTAGATATCTTTCTTTCTTTGCTACGATCCTTTGTTCGTATGCGTTCACAAAACAACCCTACCTTTCTTCTGGATATAAAATTGTTATAAGCCACCCGTCTGGATAGCGTTCAGACATAGCCCATATTTCTCCCGACGGGTCATAGATTTTAATAATTCCCGTTGTGCCTTTATTGAATTCTGTAATAGCGGTCTGTAAAATACTGTCTTTGTTTGGCAGCGCATCAACAGTTGCCGTCATACAGAACCTTGCTTCCCTTGGAATGGGTTTAAAATCTTCACACTCGGGCGGGATGGGGCAACCAATGAGCTTTAAAAACCTCAACACGAACTCAACCGAACAATCGCCACAGTTTCCGCAGAAGGCATGGCCTGATACGCTTTCGCACGAAGCGACATATTCTCGCGCATCTTCAATATCCTTTGGATCTTTAGTGAACATATTAGTGCATACAGGACAAATTGGATGCTCGCATGCGGGGCAGGTTAATACTTCTTGTTTGGGTATCGATTCTTTGTATTCGGCATTACCTTCGTGAATGTCGCAATAGAACCCTTCTACCAAGATGAGTTTTTCACATGCCTTTCTTTCAAGCCTGCTTGAAAAATCCCTCAATTTGATTGATACCTCGCTGTGTTTTTCGTCGTATTTTCTTGCGCGATCACACAGGAAATTTATTTTGCGCTGTACGTCCTGCGGCAGATCTGTGAATTTGATAAGACCGAAAGTATACGCAATCTCGATATCGTCGTCTCCGCACTCCCTGGCTACATCGTATGCTAAACCAGACGTGTATTCCGTGGAGTATTTTTCCCTAAGCTCCAATTCGCCTTCGTCGTTTTGTAATTCATTTGTCATAAGATGGTCGCTTAATTTTTCGCAGGACACATCGGCCTTTTTTGAGTAATCTGCCCATCTTAGATAGGAGAGCGTGGCTTCCAGCCACGAAATAAAGTACTCGCGTCTGTCGCCCCCGATCTTCGACTCTTCGAGTAGATACTCTGCTTCACGGGCATCGTAATTATAAAAATCCTGTTCCCGCAGGGCTTCGTGGAGACTTACACCATATTTACCGGCAAGATTATATTTGAATTTGGTTTTTGACATAATGTCTCTGCTCCTTTGTTTATTTTCCATACCAGAAAACGACATCACCTATTTCTCCTTCTGCATTGTTGTGAGCTTCTAAAATAAATTTGCGTGCGTCAGGACTAAGGGTGTCGGTGCCTTTGTCGTCTATGTATGACGTCAGTTCTTCCCAGGCGATACACAGATTGTCGTTGCCTTGGGCATAAAATGAATATAATTCATTAGCAATACTATCAAACATATCTCTGTCTGTTACTCGCACGTACATGGTTCTGTTGTATGTAATCTCAGATTTACTGTTATCATTAGACATCCCCAAAATAGCATGTGTTATTTCTTCCGGCGTCTCATATGTCACCGTATCGTACTCTCCTGGTTTTTCTCCAATGTCTACCAAGATGGCATGTACCTCTTCGGCGTACTCGCCTTTCCCTGACTTTGCTAATTCGTAGAGATTGTTTTCTTCCACAATCTTTTTAACTATTTCTGCTATCGGCAATGGCTCGTCAAAAGAGAATGGCAGGTCGTACCGAACTTCTAAATACAACCTCACCAGCCCTTTTTTCGCTAATTTATGCATGGTTTACTCCCTTCTTTCTTTCAAAAGTTTCACTTTTTGTTCCTACCACTTAACCAATGGAAAAACAACCCTACGCCATTTGCCAATAATGCAAAGCCGGAAACAATACAGCTTGGATGTATGCAATGCTCACCGCTTTTGGTCGTTACCGATAGGTGTGAGCCGGTAACCTCGCTTCCACAGAATAAGCATGTGTCAGGTTCTTGTGGAATTGGAATACTTGCTGCTGGCGCTGCTGTATTTTCCTGTTCGAAGCCTTGTCTGAATGATTGACCAAATAGCTCTGTTCCGAAACCCTGTTCGAAGGACTCCACGTGTGGCCATTCTGAAGGAGGGGGTGAAACAGGGACTGCTTCAGCTAATGGTTTCTTTTTTTTAAATTGAATCTTTAGCATAACGTGCTTGTCTCCTTGTATTCTAATCGTATCTTAAACACCCAACGACATTCCCCTTTCAGGGTGGAAACGTTGGGTGGCGCCGAGTCGTGGTGGTGCTTACTGATAATTCCCAATATTTTCTCTCTTTTCTTTTTTGTCAAACAGATTAAATCCAAATTTTCTACGCTGTATATTATAGTGATAAATAAACATCTTCCTTATAGCAATATCTCCTGATCTCCTTCGATAAGAATGATATGTCCGCGGTTTTTGAAATAGAGATTGAGATTTAGAGAAATGTAATCTCTTATTGCGGCGGCCCGCAATCCTGTAGTGCTAGGCAACGATACCACAGAAGCCACATATGACGTCAGGTTTGGGTTGCCGATGAAATTCAAGCATGCATTGCCCCGGAATTTTCCAACCTCAGTATCCACCTTGAAAGGCAAATCCCAGCCGGCGAGAATAATCGTGTCTTTGTCGGTGAGAAACGGAAGTTTGACAAGTTTCCGTTTGCCACGGTAAACAAAAACGGGCGTGTCGGAATCCCCTTTAACGCCTCTGGATTCAACCTCGATCCGTCTGGTTGTCGCCAGTATGGGTTCTATAAAAACAATGGTTAGTTTTGAGCCTTTTCGGAGTATGTATGGATGTACTTTATTCTTCATGACTCTCCTTCGAGCAAAAGACTATAAACAACGATATTTGTGTTTTGGCTATATGGTTTGAAACTATTCTTAAAAAAATCTTCACCGAGATAATCCTCCCAGTATCTATCGATGGTTATAAGAAGATTGATTTTGTCTTGTCCTATGATTTCTTTCTCATAGGTATTGTCCAGCGCGCAAATAACATCCTGTGCTAACTTCCCTCCGTATTCGTCCCCGAATAAATCCACCATCTCACTGACGAAGGGTTTGTCGCCCTGGATATAATGTGGCGATATGTTAAACGGCTCGTCCCAGAAGTTCCACAACTCATCCCTTCCGTTCTCCCATCGGCTGCCGACTACATACCAATCTGATTTCGTACGTGTGTTACTTGCCATTAATTATTACCTCGTGCAAAATTTCCAAAATATGTGACTTCGGCGTCGCGATATGCCTTGTCGGCATCCGACAGTGATGTAAAATATCCAATATAAATTCTCTTGTTGTTGAAGCCGATGGTGACTTGGTATTTTTTGTATCGTTTATACCAATAAACACCTTTTATTCCGAGTTTGTTGTTCTTGTTAGGACCTATATGGTTGCGCCGATTTTGGTGCGCCGTTGCCAGTCTGAGATTTGTTCTCCGGTTATCGAGTGGATTCCCATTAATATGATCGACTTCCATGCCAGCAGGAGCGTTAAGAATGATCCGATGCATAAGCAATGTCTTTCTCTTATTACCACAAGTCACGCTCCTGCCTGCACGGAATTTTCTCCCTTCTTTTTGCGCATGCCATTTGAACCGATTCAGCTTCTCAAACTCTTCATCATCAACAATTGTTACTTGTCCTTGAGTTAATTTGATTTCTTTCATAAATGCTGTCCTTCGATCTATTGTGTTTTGTTTTTGGTTGCATAATCATTTCGCAATATCTCCAACCAGCGCCGCAATGGCTCGCGCTGTCCTTTTCATGCTATCTGTCTCTTGGGGATTTTTACGTTCAAGGCCTGCTTCCAGGCGCTCGAATTCCTGATTTTTCGAAATCGCGCTTTCGAGTTTTACGTCTTTGTTAGATTCCCCGAGGGCGTCTTTTAGCGCTCCGCTAAATGCGGCAATAAATTCATTCCACTCTCCTATTTCATTTACCAGCGCCGCCAGATCCCTCTTTTCCCAATAATGGCTTTCGTCACTTGCAGACCCTAAAATTCCCAATGATTTGGCGTAGTCCAGTAGTGAGATTACAGCGAGGTGGCATTTTAAGAAGTTTTTCACTCCTCCGCATGCTGGATCGCTGGCATATTGTGTCTTACAGAAACTTCCCCAGTAAAAACCGGTTCCGAATCCCGTTGGGAGTTTTTTTCCATTTATTTCAATACTTTCTGGGTAAAGACATAATCCGAAATTGGCCTGTTCGCAACCCTCTCCCGGCTGGGTAGAAAATGCAATAATATGCGAGGGCGTGACTCTGGCACTACGGTGCCGTTCTATATCGATATGTCGTTGAGATTGAATCTTTAGCCATCTATACTCATCGCTATTTGTTTTTGAGTTGAAATCACATTCTTCCTCGCCTTTGAATTCTACAATATCGCCTACTTCGAATGGCAACTTAAGGGCGCATTCTCTTAATTTCTCTACAAGTCCGCGAGCTTCGTCTGTCGATTTTACGTCAGATTTAAGTTTATAATGAATTGTTAATCCCATAGCGATTTCTCCTTAGTAAATTTCTATATAGGTTAATTAGTAAGCCGTTCTGCTGTCTTCCGCTTACCGTTCGTGTCTTCGTCTTTTGATTTATGGAAAATGCCTAAGAAATTGCATTCTGGACTCTTTCCGGTTACCTTGGTGTATTCAAGTAGCGCTCGAAATCCCGCTATTTTTGTTCTGGCGATGGATACTATTGCCTTAGCCTCCGAAACGGTAATTTCCCCCGCGATTAACTTAGAAGTTTCGCGGGACAATACATTGTCCAGCTCTTCAAAGCTGTCCATGGTGTGTTGTTCTTTGTGTTTTATCATGATTCTCCTTTTCGCTCTATAAAGCGACTTAGTATTAATTCTTTTCGTTTTAATATAATCAGCTTGTGTGGTATGTCTTGTTTGGTCAGGTCGGTACCTGCGATTATCTTCTCCGCGACGAAAGCATCACCAAGGTTTTCGCTGCGCTGTTTGTGGTATTGTTGTTGATATACTTTCCATGCTTCGGCATTTTTCTGCTGCCATCTGGCAGATCTCCAGTGGTGGTATGCCTTGTCTTCGTTATATTTACGTTTGTTTTCCAGCAACTTTTCTAGATACCACTGGTGTTTCTGTTGCCGTGCTCTTTCCTTTCGCTGTGACGGAGTCATAGTGACATCCTGGAAGATATATTGGCGTTTAGCCCTGACTGGCTGTATCCTTTTTGATATATCGGGCATGTTGGGGGAATCGTAATCTTCGGCAAGGAAGCTGAGTATCTCCCGGAGTTTATTCAACCCCTTGGACTTCAACTTTCGTACATGCTCATATGAACAACCCCGCTCCCTTCCTATTACCCTGTAAGATTTTGAGTCCCACAAATACTCCACAATAAAGAGCCTTTGTTTTGACGGCAATCTCTTTAGTCCCTGTGCGAGTATAACCCGGAGTTCGTTATTGATGGCACAATCGAGGGCGTCGGGATAGCGAGACTCTGCGTCCTCGCGAAGCGTTTCCGTTTCTATTTTCACGTTTTAACTACCTCCCGTTAAACACTCTTGCATCTTTTCACAGATAACCCTTTTTTCTTTCCATGTCGGGACTAACAAGCCATCTTCTAATTCAAGAGGCTTATTCGTCACGAGCGTACCTAAAAAATTAACAAAAACAAATCCTTCGATTCCTATGGGTTGTGTCCAGTCCGATTCGCTATGCCTCATCTCATAATAATGCAATTTTGGATCGCGGTCTTTTATGGGAATTCTCGTGTTCTCTTCCGCTGCCACTATGTCTTCTGGCTGAATTCTTTTTCTTTTCTTACTCAAGTTTTCTCCTTGAAATAGTTTTTGTAACACCGATCCCCGTTTTCACGAGGACAAGCCCATCAAACAGATTAATAAAAAAAAGGCTACGGGTGGTAGCACAATCAATCACCACCCGTAGCCTTCGTAACCGATATACGTAATTAGCATCTCCCTATCTCATGAGGACAAGTTTGGTGCACACATCATCCATTTAGGTAATGGCAGGGCTTTTTGTGTGCCGGGAACACCCTGGTATTTAGATATAAGGCGGATTAATAATCTATTTCCACGCCTTCTACTACCTCCTTCAGTTCCCTGCTTTCGTTGGTAATTGCCTCGATCTGAAGATTGCAGTCGCGGATTAGATATTCCAGGCGTTTGATCTTTGTGTCATCTCCGGCGATATCTGGATCCTCGAATTCGTTTGCACGTGCAGGCATAAAAAACCTCCATAAAAATGATGTAACCCTGCACCCGACAGGTTTGATATTGCCACGTTTGGGCTTCTTCGATAAAAACCTTTTTCGTGGGTGCAGGGTTACTATGTCGACTTAGGCCTTTGCAGGTGCTACTTTAACTTGTTCGACTTTGAGGGGGCCCCGAGCACCATGACCTTCCAATCTCGTGATTCTTTCGTCAAATTCCTTGTTAAGGCATACCCTTGAAATAAACCATCCCGCCACTATACCACCCAATGCCGCCCCCGCCACTATGATGGCACCGAGCACACTACTATCTCCCCCAAAATTCACATCCGACAATGTATTATCCATATCAAATTTCCTCCAAAATCAAATTCTTCAAAAAAGTATCCGTGCGCGCGCACGGATTTCTCCCTATATACTACAAACCATTTTTTTACCTCTTTATCTCATGCGCTTTCTCCTTCAAAAAACAGACAAAGGTATAAGGAATACATTTGCTTCTTCAATTATATTATTACAGGATTTGTGTGGATTTGACGGTCGGTTTGAGCGGTTCGCGTAGTTTGAGCTGTTTAAACGGTTTGAACGGTTCAATTCGTTAATAGCGCAACCCGCCGTATCTGCTTCCCAAGTTTCCGCGCTTCAGTATGGGACGCAACCCACACATCAATGCGTTTAATGGGTTTCTTGGGCGTTCCAAAGAGGCTTTTTGCTCCTCTGTCTTTAACAGTGAACACGCCGAGTCCTTCAACTTCCAGCACGGTGCCGAATGGTAGCCAGTTACACGCTGCGTGTCCCCGCCTGGCCCGTTCTCCGCTTGCGGTAATGCCGTAGGCTGGGTGTGATTCGTCTTTCCCACAACATACCTTGCAATTGCAGAAAAATGTAACAACGAACTCTCCCATGCCCTTCCCGCGTAAACCCTTCTGTCTCATGTTGGACGAACATTCCCGCAGGAAGAACAACTGAGAAATAACTATCAAACATATCAAGATTATTCTTCGCATAAAATATCTCCTATTTAGAATTTAACCCTACCCCACTCCCCTTGTAGTACGTAGTGAATTGCCACCTGAAAATCTAGTCGGTTACGTGATTTTGACAACAAGACACAGCCGAATAGATTTATAGGTATATGTTTAAAATATTAAGGTCTCAATTTGCAGAGAAATTCATACGGTTAAAAGGTAAGCCCTTTTCACTGGATAACTACCCTTGTCTGAGACGTCCTTACGATGAATGCGCAAGGGAGGTGCTGCTGAAGGCTGGCCGCCAGGTTGCAAAAAGCACGACGTTGTGTAACACATTGGCCGCTGAAATGGGGTGTATTCCATATTTCCAGAGTCTTTATGTGTCGCCAACCCTTTTACAGACCAGGCGATTTTCCAACCAGAGATTCAACCCTACGATAAAACATTCTCCCCTGATAAGGGAATACTTTGTTGATTCTTCCGTAACACAGAACGTGTTCGAGAAGTCATTTAAGAACGGCTCGTTTATCAACTTTTCCCATGCCTTTGAAGATGCAGATACAATCCGTGGCATCAGCGCCGACAGGGTATGTGTTGACGAGGTGCAGGATATTCTTTGGGAGACGATGCCCGTCGTTATCGAAACATTGCATGCGTCTAAATATAAATGGAAGATGTTTGCAGGCACGCCGAAGACGTTCGACAATACTATCGAGAACCTATGGAAACGATCCACGCAGTGTGAATGGTGTGTGCGGTGTCCTGGATGCAGACACGTAAACATCCCGGGTATGGATAATATTGGCCGGCTTGGCTATATATGTTCAAAATGCGAAAAACTTTTAGATGTATCGACCGGTGAATGGGTTGCCCTGATAGCCGACGCTGCGAGAATTGGATTTAGAATACCGCAGATCATCATGCCTGATATAAACTGGCAAGATCTGCTGGAAAAGATAGATGGTGGCGAGTACTCAGAAGGAAGGATACGAAACGAAATACTGGGAGAGCCTTTCGATATCGGCGTTAAGCCGATTACCATGACGGAACTCATGGCATGTTGCAGGGATTACATTCCCACAGACACTAAGAAGTCCGAATATGGCATACCCCACATGTTTGGCGGCCTGGATTGGGCTATCACATCGGGCACTTCCGTGTTCACTGCCGGTGGAATGGATAGTAATAATAAATTCAAGACTGTTTATGCAAAGAAATACACCGGCATGGATCCGAGGGTGGTAATTGATGATGTGATAAGGCTGTGTGGCAAGTTAAATATAGAATATCTTGGGGCTGATAGAGGTGCGGGGCATACAAACAATTTACTTCTGATGGACCGGCTTACATGGACAAAGGTAATGGAATTTGCCTATGTGCCTACCCAGAAAGAAGGGATGAAATGGGATGCAAAAAGCCAATGCTTCATTTTGGACAGGACGTTTGCGTTAGACTCAACGCTTTACAAGCTCAAAAATCAGCGAACTGTTTTTCCCACATATGATAGTTTTGGAAAAACCTTCTTTCCGGACATTGTTGGTGTGTATACCGAATATAACGACTATCTCAAGAAGATTGAATATAAACACCCCCCGGAAATTCCGGATGACTTCTTCCATGCGCTAACATATATGCTACTGGCGCATCAGATCAATACGAAATATGCGGGGGGGAGGTATGGGGTGTGATTTTTATCAAAAAACCGCCGTAATACTTCAGGCCGGGCAGTCCTGTCAGGCGTTAACCAGCGATAAGTTAGAGTTGGTAGCCTGAGAACCCCCCCCCTGTCTTTAGTTATGGGCAGTGTCAATAATTACTATTTCTCGTCCTCATAATCAATCTATCAATTTTCTGCCAAAATGTTAAGCCTTTTTTCTTTGTCGCCGCTTCTGTGGTTTTCGTTCCACCTGCCGCTTCTTTTATATTTCCAGGGATCGTCTTTGCTGAACCATAGACATCACCGAATTGCGACAGACGATCCGACGCCTTGTTAATAGTAGTGCTTGAAACCGTCTTGTTGACTACATCGTCCACTACCCCTGAAATAACAGGCTCGAAGCCTGAACCTGCAATGGTCGTATTTGCGATGCACAGTATTACAAGTATTGCGAGTATTGAGTATCTCATCTAGTTACCCTCCTCCAAAAATGCAAATTCCCACAGGCAGGGGTTGTTAATTTACCAGCAACTGAATAAATCTTCCCACTGCCCAAATATTCGTATATTTTTGGATTATTTATGCCACCTCTCTGTGCATCACATGCATCATATTCCATGATCGTTCCGTCCTCTAATTTGCAACATGCTTTATTTTCATATTGGTATTCATCAGATATCCCCCTTCTTGTAAAGTTAAAAACATAAGGATTGAACCTATTCTCTCTAGAAAGCCTATTGGCCTTTCTAGATTACCATATATATTATTACAGAATCCAGTCCGGGTTGACACTCCTACCAAATCGAATATATTTTACAAGAGGTTGTAACCGTTTCTGGCTAAATCCATTATAGGAGTTTTTTTTATGATAGACATTCACAATGACGATAATTTAGAGGTATTAAACAAGATCGCGGCGGAAGAACAATTGCCGGATTTTGTAAAACAGGCAGAGGCTTCCCTGTTGGCAAGCCCCTCCGAATTACCCAAAGAGGCTTTTGCCCTGGAATCGAAAAGATTATACCCGATGTTTGATAAGGCGAGCGCATGGTTATCATCCAGATATTTTACCAAATTCGCAAGAGAAATTCCAGAGCCTACAAGATACATGGTGGAAGGCAAGTTGAAAAAGGCATGCGTCCTCTTTGGAGTTGAATGGCCCAAAGAAGCGAAGAAGCCGGAGATGGCCAAGCTGGCCGAGTCGGATTACGCCATGGTGGAGAAATTTGAAGACAAGTCGGTTATGAAGTACCCGGTAAACACCAAAGAAAGCACGGAGCGCAGCATAGAACAGTTCGGCAGCGAGTGCGCCCTATATCCTCCAAAATGGAGACGGGCGGCGGCGGAAAAATTACTAAAAAAAGCCGGTGAATTCAAAATCAACATCCACCCATCCAGTCCGGTGCATAAATATACATGCCACACAAAGTCGCCAGATACCATTAAGATGGCGATGAGCCTGCGTGCCAGATACACCAAGAGCCCTGAATTTTCAACACTCTACGGGGATTTGATTGAGAAATCCGCACGGGAACATCCGGATACGGTTGTAGATGTTATAGAGCTGCTGGATAAGTCGTCCGGTTTGTCAAGATACTGGGACAACGGCATACCCGATCCATATCTTTCTGTTTATAAAAAGGCAGAAGAGAAGAAAGAGGATATGGATAAGGATTTGAAAATAGAGGCGGTAAAAGGCAGATGTGAAGAAGACGAAGAGGATGACGAAACAGAAACTAAGCACGCCAGCCAGTCCATAACGCTCGCAGAAAGAAATGTTCCTCTGTCGCAGCTAACCCAAATGCCTTTGGAATGGTACGGGGACCTCCTGGGCGAGGACATAGCGAAGGAAATTGCAGACGGCAACGAGATCGACGAGGAGAAATTAAAGATTATTCTGACTTCGCTTCCGAGGCCGAGTCAGTTATTGATTGTTAATAATTTACCAATATGATGGATAAAAAAGACATCGTTGAAGCGCTCAACAAAAACCCGCACGTATACACCTGCTTACATCTCGTAGAAAAGCTATACGGCAAGGATTATCTGGAGTTCGAGCCGGAAACCTTTAAACAAGACCTCGGCATTTCAGATGAAGTGCTAGGGAAAATTATGGCCGGCATCGTTCTTAAGACAACGTCACGGTTCTGGAATGATATTGTGCCGTTTGAGAAGATTGCCCTGGCGCTGAACGACCGGTCGGTGTCGTTTACTGAGTATCAAGAACTAAGCCCTGCCGAGATTGCATGGGCGGTGACAGAGGCGGGTTTTATAACACATCCCGAACCATTTGGCGATGACGTAAAGATTTACATCGCCAAGATACTCCACGACGAAGGTTATGATTTGGCACCATTTCCGCTCGGAGAAACGCAGGAACAATTAAACAGCATAAACAAAACCCGCAGGGAGTATTTTCAGGATTCCAGCCTGAGTGATGAGAGGCAATTAGTTCAGCGAACAAAACATGATTCAGTGAATGATTATGTTATGTCCCAATTAACAGATATGCTATCTTGATGTTTCAGTGGTACTATCTATTGTATTATCGTAGGAGATATCAGTGGTAGACTTAAGAAACAAAATGTTTGGTTTTGGAAACAAAGGGCCGAAACGCAAGATTTGCCCGGTAATACCTCCTACGGTTCGCATAAAGATGGTCGGCGAGGGCGATAAAATGGCAACCATATCAGAAATAGCGCCTATTGTTTGTTTCGGGGAAGATTGCGAATTCTTTTGTGAAACGCATGAGATGTGCATGCACAAGTGCGAGCATCTGGAAATAGTGCATGGCTTTGGAGTGATAGAAGAAGACGACGAGGAGGAGGGTGGATAGTCATTGGATAATTCATTTCAATTTCTCACTGCCATGCATAGCCTACAGCAGCGCGCATTCTATCCATCGCCTTTCTTTGATGTGGCCAGATTGTACATGCCAAACAACGTCAAGGAAATGTTCAAGTGGTGCCGGTTTTATTTTTATACCCACCCGGTTGTTTCGCAGGTAATAACAAGACTCGCCGAATATCCTATCACCGATTTTGTCGTTGATACATCCGACAAAACGTTGAAAGAAAAATATCTTGATATGTTCAGGGTTATGAAGATGAGGGCTTTTCTTGTTAAATTTGCCCTTGATTACTTCGTGTATGGAAATTGTTTTGCATCAATCCACTTCCCGTTCTCCCGGTTCCTTGTCTGTAAATTGTGCGGACAAAAAGTAAATATCAAAGACATGCAGTACAAGATTTACAATTACACGCCGAAGGGGGTTTGTAAAAAATGTTGCAGGGAAACCGAATTTGACATTCACGACGTGAGGCTGGAAAATACGGCAGGGATACGACTAAGGACGTGGAATCCGCTTAATATCGACATAGAGTATAATGAAATCTCAGGGGAGAAGTATTATTACTATTTGGTTTCCGGAAGGGTAAGACGCGGCATTATGGCCGGCAGCCCTGTTTATTGGGAATCGACTCCTATGTGGGTAATGGAGGCAATAAAAGAAAATAAGGTGGCAAGGTTTGCAGACGGGAAAATATTCCACTTTGCAAGGCCATCTGTCACTGACGAGATGGATGAGTGGGGTAAGTCGATTATCCTTCCCGTCTTGAGGGAGATATTTCATTTCTACACGCTGCGCAAGGCACAAGAATCAATCTGTATAGACCGGATAATTCCCCTGCGCTATTTATACCCGGAAACACAGGCGGGCAATATCGAACCTTTGTATACCAAGGCGGATCTCGGTGAATGGAAAGAGAGGATCGAAGAAGAGATGAAGAAGTGGAAGGCGGATCCGCTCTATATTTCAATCATGCCTTTCCCGGTCGGTTTGGGGACCATTGGTGGAGAGGCAAAGGCGCTCATGGTATTTCCAGAAATGGAGGCCACTAATGATATGATCGAGAACGGGTTGGGAATGCCTTCGGGATTTATGAGGGGGCAAATAACGTACAGCGGCGGGAATGTTGTCCTCCGCATGATGGAAAACTCCTTCATTACCGATCGCGACCAGCGCGAGGAATTTCTGCAATGGGCGACGAACGAAATCGCTTCTTATCTTAAGACTGATAAACCCACCGTTAAAATGAAAGATTTCAGAATGGCAGAGGAGATGGAAAAGAAACGTTTATTAGCAGACCTTAATGCCTCCGGGAAGTTGTCAGACGACACGTACCTTTCGGAATTCGACCTATCAGCAAAGAAGGAGATGGGGAAGGTAATGCAGGAATCGGCTGACAAACAAGAGAAATATCTCGAAGTTAATGTCAGGCTAAGCGATACAATTCGTGGCTGGATCAACCAGATCAAGGAGATGGATGAGGAGCAGCGCAATATGGTTATGTCGAGGATGGCCCAGGAAATGCCGAATGCATATAGCATGATAGCGCCGAAGATTATGCCTCCCGCTTCCAACAGAATACTCAATGATGCGACCGGGGAGAATCCCGTGATGCCGCCGGAGGCTGGCGGAGCATCTGCGAATTAATGTAATAGAAAAGGAGGATTGGTATCGGTATTATGCCTGATAATACAACCTGGGAAAGCATCAAAACTAATCTCGCAGACGGGTTGAGGCAAGTCTTCCCTATCATCGGTAAAGAACGAGACCTGCACCTCGAAGACATCGATATTAAAGACAATAAAGATGCCGGCGACTACGCCTCCCAAAAACAAGCCATCCTGAATAAGACTAATTGGACGGTACCTGTATACGGCAACCTGGTTCTAAAAGACAAGGAAGGGAAGGCGCTGGAGAAATCCAAGACACGTCTGCTATCTATCCCGAAGCTCACCAATAGAAACACCCTTATTTATAACGGAAACGAATACAGTATCGCAAACCAAATACGGCTCAAGCCCGGGGTATACACAAACACCGGCGACGACGGAGTAACGCGCTCACAGTTCAATGTGGGCAAGGGGGCCAATTTCTCCCTCTGGCAGGAACCAACTAAAGGCATTTTTTATATCCAATTCAATCAGGCGTCCATCCCGTTGTACCCCATCCTGAAAGAGATTGGTGTGAGCGACGAAGATCTCGCCTCCCGATGGGGCAAGGAGGTACTGGATAGCAATAAAAACATTAGCGATGTAAAATACAAAAATGCCGTAATAAAAGTCTACAACAAATTGACTTACAACAAAGACGAAGAAAAGGAAACGCCATACGACACCGCTAGGTCGGAACTGAAGAATGTGCTGAGTGCGGCCACGCTCGACCCGCTTGTTACCAAGGCAACATTGAAAAAAGAATACAGCTCTGTCACGCCCGACGCAATAATGGACGCGTCGAGGAAGATTCTCAGGATAAACAGAGGCGAGGAGCAGCCCGATGACCGCGAATCTCTTATCTATAAATCTGTTCATGGCGCTGACGATTTTATACGCGAAAGCATCACAAAGGGTGCAAGGCCGGTATTGTGGAAAGTGAAAAACAGGCTCAACAGTATGTATGGAAAGCAGGACGGCGCTATTATAAAAAATGTGTTCGCGCCTGGCACGTTATCATCTCCCATTTACACAAATATCAACATTTCCCCACTAACCAGCGTTGCACAGGACGCCAATCCGCTTAAATTTATCGAGGCCTCTAATAGGGTTACAGCATTCGGCCCCGGTGGTATAGGGATCACGTTCGCAGTGCCGGAGGCGGTCAGGAATGTCCATCCTTCGCACATCGGATTTATCGATACCGTTAGGACGCAGGAGTCTGATAAGGCCGGAATAGATTTACAATTAGCAATAGGGACAAAAAAGACAGGCAACACCTTAACGATTAAATTACTTGACCGCGACGGGAAAAAAGTGCGCCAAACCCTGCAAGAGCTTCAAGGGAAAACGCTGGCATTGCCAGGACAACAGAACAACGGTAAGATCGAAGCCGTTAGGGACGGAAAGCTGGTTACCGTAAGCCCGTCGGATGTTGATTATACAATCTATGGCCCCAACAGGATGTTCTCCGACTCTACTGTCCTTGTCCCGTTTTTGAGCAATAACGCCGGGGCGCGTGCCAACCTCGGGGGAAAGATGGGCGCACAGGCGCTTCCCTTAAAATACCGGGAAAAGCCCCTGGTGCAAACGGCAGCCAACAAAGAAGGGCTGACCAACGAGGCTATTATCGGGCGTAAAATATCGGCGCAGAGTCCGGTTGACGGCAGGATAACCAGGGTAACCGATAGTGAAATTGAGATTGCCGACGGTTCCGGCAAGAAGCATAGCGTTAGTCTCTATGATAACTACATTGTAGGGAATAAGACATACCTTAATCACGAGCCGGTGGTAAAAGAAGGAGATTCTGTAAAGGCCGGGCAACTCCTGGCTGACAGCAATTATAGTAAAGATGGCATCCTTGCTATGGGTACGAATCTAAGGACAATCTATGTCCCATACAAGGGGTTGAGTGTTAGCGGGGATACTATGGTTCTATGGGTGGGCGAAGATGGTATTGGACACTTTACTTCTATACGTGAAGTCCCTCCCGTGAAAGGTATAAGGGCAAACGCTTTAAAAACAGAGGATCTCGTAGTCAAACTACATGACATACATTCTTTTATTGGGCACTACGCCGATGAGGAGATGGTGGAAGTGCTTACGATGGACGGTACTGCTGTTAAGGCTACCAAATCGCATAGCTTCATTTCCATCGACGATGACGGTGTGCTGCACGAAATTGCTCCAGGAGATATGATTGCAGGTAAAACCCTCCTGCCAGTGGCCCGACCGCAACTGCCTTTAAGGGATTCGGTACAAACAATCACATTGAAGACTTGGACGAAAAACGGCAGAGAAATATCACTGCCGGTATCCGAAGATGTTGGATTTTTGTTTGGGATGTATGTGTCGGAAGGAAGTGTTCTGGGCGGGAAAAAACCAAAAGGAATATGTATTGCTGTAACCGAGGAAGAATTATTAACCAAGGTCGTACAAATATTAGATTCCTTGAGTATTCCATCTGCATATTACAAACGTGTACGTGAAGATGGGGCTGTTAGTGGCGCCCTGCATTTCCACAGCGCCTCCCTTACCAGATTTATAGTTGAGAATTGTGGGCGTGGCGCAGCAAAGAAAAGAATCCCCCAGATTTTATGGAGTTCGAATCCCGCATTTGTTAATGGCTTTATCTCCGGATACTGGAGTGGTGACGGGACCGTTGGGAAGCTCGTGGCGGCAACAACAGTATCTAAAGAACTAGCAGAGGGTATTTGTTTCCTCCTGGCCTCTATTGGAGTTAGGGCTACGTATCGTACTTACAAGTCACTGGGGATAGGGTTCCGGCGCCGGCCAAAGGCGCCAATGAAGGATCAACATCTTATATCGGTTTTTTCCCACAGCCTGTCAATGTTTCCCGATATCTTTCTTAGTCGAAAGAACGAGGCGCTGTTGGAGCTAAAGGCCAAATTCAGATCTTGCGGTAGGGATAGGGTTCCGGTGCCGGCCAAAGACAAGAAAGCTGTTGTGGCAGCGCTAGGGAAGCGTGCTATTTCTAACAACGGATATATGAGTAGGGGGTTACTACTTGAAGCGTTAGAAAAAGGTGTGGATGTATCGCCCAGACTCATTCAGCTAATACATAGCCATGTTTGGTGGGATGTGGTAAAAAGTGTCAAAGAGATAGCGTTTGAGGATTATGTTTACGATTTAGACATGAGACCCATAGGGAACTTCATGGTAGGGCATGGACTCATTGTTCACAACACCCACGAGGATGCCATTGTCGTCTCTGATTCTGCGGCGCAGAAATTCACGTCGCAGCACATGTCGCGCTTCGACCTGCCCGTTGACGACACTACCGTACTTAACAAGAATAAATGGCTCGCCTATTTCGACAATAAAGTAACTCCGGCGCAGACTGATAAGCTCGATGCTAGCGGCATTGTAAAACCGGGAATGGAGGTTGGCAGCGGTGATTATCTGATAGCCGCCATGAGGGAGAATGTGATTAACCCTGAAGATGCGATGCTTGGTAAACTCTCTAAAAAACTGGTAAAGCCATATCGGGATGTTTCTGTGCTTTGGGAGAAGGCAACTGCCGGACGCGTTGTGGACGTGGTGGTGAATCCGAAGTCGGTGACGATAACCGTTCGCACGGATGCGCCGCTGGTTATAGGAGATAAAATTACTAATCGCGAGGGAGGTAAGGGCGTGGTGGCCTCAATCTTGCCGGATGCCGAAATGCCGAAAGATAAGGATGGGAATCCTTATGAGGTCATTCTTAACCCTGCCACTGTGATGTCTCGTATGAACATAGGACAATTATTAGAAACTGCCGTTTCTAAGACAGCCACTCCCGACAAACCATACGTAGCGCCTCTGTTCCCTATCGGGAAAGAAGGTAATATTTCTAAAGAAGTAAAAAAGATACTTGATAAACACGGCGTTAAAGAGACGGATGAAGTATACGACGCGTCCGGTAAGCGGGTGGGAGATATATTTGCCGGCAAGCAATACTTTTACAAGCTCGGAAAAACTACCGACACAAACTATTCAGCCAGGGCGTTCCAGGGCAAATACGATGCCGATATGATGCCTGTGCGCGGCGGAGAAGAAGGGGCAAAAGGTATTGGTCTGCTCGATATATACGCCCTGTTGTCCCATAATGCGCGCAATATATTACGAGAGTCCGTTACGAGTAAGGCAGAATATAACCCTGAATATTTCAAAGCGATACAGATGGGCATGCCGTTGCCGCCTCCCAAGCCAACGTTCGCTTTTGAAAAATTTGTCAACTACCTTAAGGGTGCCGGGGTAAACGTCGAAAAAACCGGCGACCGGTTAAAACTCTTGCCGTTCATAGATAAAGATGTCCTCCGGCTGTCATCCGGGAAGATAGATAATGCTAAGATGCTGAGGACAAAGGACCTGTCAGAAGAACAGGGGGGATTGTTTGATTTCAACAAGACCGGCGGAAAGACAGGGAATAAGTGGTCTCACATAGAACTGTCGGAACCGGTATTGAATCCACTCTTCGCCGAGCCTGCCAGGCGGCTACTTGGGTTGAGGGAGAAAGATTTGATCAACCTCCAAAACAACTCCGGCGGGAAAGTAGTTAAAGAAATGCTCTCTAAGATCGACGTAAACAAACGGCTTGAAGATCTGACAGGCGCCGTGGGAAATTTAAGCGGCGTCAAGAAAGACGATGCCGTTAAACAGATTAAATATCTGAAGGTTTTAAAGGAATCCAATATTACCCCCGCGGAAGCGTACACCATACAACACCTGCCAGTAATACCCCCCATCTTCCGCCCTATATATCCAACAGGAGATAATGGCAACATGAGGGTGGGCGATATAAATAATTTGTACAAACAGGTATTGTTGGTAAGTGGAGGGCTAGGCGATAAGACACTCGACGCCATGCCGGAGGAAGAAAAGAAATCGCTGAGACGCGAACTCTTTGGTTCTGTGAAGGCCTTACAGGGATTAGATAAACCTGTTTCAGGGAAAGATCTCAAGGGATTTATTGCAGCAATCAAAGGCGATGTCCCCAAGGGGGGTTTCTTTCAATCTAAGCTGCTTAAGAAACAACAAGACATTGCCGGTAGGGCAACGATTGGGGGCGATCCATCACTGGGACTCGACGAGATTAAAATGCCCGAAGATATGGCTTGGACGCTATACGGGCCATTTGTTATCGGCGAACTGGTGAAGTCTGGCATGAAGATTATTGACGCAGAGACTGAACTAAACAATAGAACAGACAAGGCGAAGTCGGTCTTGCTTATGATTATGAAGGATCGTCCTGTGCTATTGAACCGCGCGCCTACATTACACAAGTTTAACATCATGGCATTTAAACCGTCCATGCATCAGGGCAAGACGCTTCTGATACCGCCAATGGTAATGAAGCCTTACGGGGCAGATGTCGACGGAGATAGTATGCAAGTGCATGTGCCTGTTGGAGACATGGCTCGCCGTGAGGCGTTAAACAAAATGCTTCCCTCGCAAAACTTGTTTTCCATACTGGACAAGTCGCCACATTACGCGCCGTCAAATGAGGCGGTTTTTGGACTGTACCTTGGAACGAAGGAGAGAAAAGGTTCTTCGTTAAAAACCTATCAAAACACAGAGGATGTCCTCAAGGATATAAACTCGAACCGCATACAGGTGACAGACCCGATACTCCTACAAAATATCAGAACTACGGCAGGAAACGTTAAGGTGAACACGGTGCTGCCGCCCGAGTTTAGAGATTACAACCGTATTATTACGAAGAAGACGCTGTCTGAGATATTAAAGCAGGTAGGACAAAAATATCCATCCGACTATGCGCGTATAGCAAAAGAGCTGAAAGACCTGGGCGATACATGGGCATTCAGCCCGGAAGCATCCTTATCATTTAAAGATTTTGAAGTGCCGGAGGTGCGCGACAGGATTCTATCTGATGCCGGTCGGATACTTGCAGGCAGGAAAATGAAAAAGGATGTAGACGTTATAGACGTATATACCAGCGCCCAGGATAAGTTGATCCCTGCCTTGATGGAGGAAGGAAAACAGAAGGAAAATAAGTTTTACGAATGGGCAGTGTCAGGGTCAAGGGGTAATCCTGTCCAATTCTCGTCTATTTGGGGCGCTCCTGTGCTGGTCACCGACCTTCAGGACAGGGTCATTCCGAGTCCGATAAAACGCAACTTCATAGAGGGCTTGCCGCCCGGTGAATACTTTACAAGCCTGTACGGCACGCGCAAGGGTATTACTGCAACAAAGACTGAGGTGCAGTTGCCAGGGGCGCTTGCTAAAGAATTGACGGCGTCTAATGTAGACCTGATTGTAACAATGCTTGATTGTGGAACGAGGAAAGGAATCGATCTTGATATATCAGACAGGGATGCCCTCGATAGATTGGCGGCTGTGGATATTCAGGGTTCATCTGGCGATATATTAATCAGAAGAAATACAATTATTACTTCCAGGGTTATCGATTCTCTGCGAAAGGGAGGTGTCCAGACGATAAAGGTCAGATCGGTTACTACTTGTGAAGCCCCGAAGGGTGTATGCGCATCGTGCGCCGGCGTTCAGGAGGATGGTAAGCTCCCTGGTATAGGTGAGAATATCGGAGTAAAGCACTCCATGTCCCTCGCCGAACCATTGACGCAAATGGCATTGAGCACGAAACACACCGCCGGTATTGGTTCTAAGGGAACGGGGATATCGGCAATAAAAACTATTCTCGAAATGCCGGCATCGGTGTACACAAAAGAAATTCTGGCGCAACAAGACGGCGTGGTTAGCGAAGTAAAGAAACTTCCAACGGGCGGACACATCGTCACGATAACTGCAAATCCGAAATCTATAGAGGATTATTTGATACCTCCTGGTCATAGACTACTAAAAACTACCGGTTCTATCTCGCAGGGCGAACCCCTTACGGATGGGACCCCAAACATTCAGGACTATGTTGCAATAAAAGGTATTGAAGCAGGACGTAACAAATTAACGGAAACGATCAGGGATTTCTACCACAGTGGCGGAAGACGCATTGACAGGAGGGTGCCTGAAACGGTTGCCCGCGGAATACTGAATTATGCAAAGGTGGTTTCCCCGGGTGATTTCGATTTGGTCGAAGGCGATGTAGTGGAATACAACCAGGCAGCACCCATGCAAACCAGGAAGGTTGTTTCGTTACCGCCTAGCCAGACGGTTGGATACAGACTCGCAGATTCGCATGGTAGGTTTTCCAAAGACACAAGAATAGATCGTGATATTGCCAAGTCATTGATCCGTTCTTCTAAATTTAAGAAGATCGGTGTTTATAAAGAGCCTGCTAAGCTGGAACCGGTAGCCTTTGGCATTAACAAAATACCTGTTATGAAGAAGGACTGGTTATCGAGGCTTGGGTTTAGGTATCTGTCCAACACTATTACTGAAGGGGCAGCAACCGGCATGGAATCTAATATCCATAGTATGAATCCGATACCTGCGCTGGCCTATGGCGCCGAGTTTGGGCAAGGAAAGGAATTTGACGTCTATTAATCGTAGCGAACGGAATAACTCAACACAACTCTATTGTTAGGAGACTTGGAAAATGTCAAAGAAGGCGTTGGATCCCAGCATTGTTTCGTTTTTTGGCGAGTTATCAAAACCCGAATATGATCCCATAAGAGACAGAGATACAGAAGCAGAGATCATAAAAAACTATCAAAGCAGAGACGATAAGGAGTTATTTCAAACGCTTATCAAAAAGAACCTGAGATATGTCGCCTCTATATCCAGAAAATACATGGACGGAGACGATCATGATATCGATATTTTTCACGCAGGCGTGCTTGGCTTAATAACAGCCATTCATAAGTACGACATAAACTCCCATTGCAAACTGATAACTTACGCCAGGGATTGGATTAAATACGAGATTGATAAATACAGGAGAGGCAAGTCAATCGTAGGATTAACGCATTATATGTGTTGGCATTTGCGGAAAATTGATGCCGCGATAGACGACCTAATGAAGGTGGGGATATCGTACGCAGACGAAGCTGTCTCGTCCATTACCGGACTTCCCAGAAAAATGATTAATGCCGTGCAAAAAGCAAGGAAGACACAGTGTGTAATCGACTACCCATTAGACTGCAAAGAGGCCAATAGCGTTGGGTATTTCAGCCATAGAGACGAAGAATCTGAACCTATCGACTTTATGGTTAAAGGCGAGGATAGCGAGCGTCTGCACAATGCGATCAACGAATTACCCTCCGATGAGGCGCTCGTAATTCAAAAGCTGTATTTCGACGACGACAGCACTCGTGAATCATATAGAAGTGTAGCCAAAAAACTAGGCTGTTCGTATGAGCAGGTACGAAAGCTTAAAGTAAGCGCATTTGACAAAATAGCCCTTGCCTTCGCATCGAATAATTGACAAAGTCCTTAAGTCGAATACATTTAAAGAAAATATTCTGATTAGAGAGAGAAAAAAATTTCTATGGAAAATTTAGGTGTAAAACTACCAAACGACCCGTCTTTTTGGGACGAGATTATTTTAAATGAGTTAGGGAGGAAGAGCCCGGAACTTGCCGCCGCTGTTGTGGCAACGGACATCAAAGAGTCTGATTATCCAAACGGTGATCTGACAGGCTTGATTGTTGCCGCCAACGGAAGAGTGCTAATACCTCTTGTTGTGCGTGGGTTCCGATTAAAACCTCTCGATGTAATTATTTATGGTGATAAAATTATGGCGCTGTCTGAGAGGACAGCCAGTGACGCCATTTTCTCCCCATCGGTTTCGGGCGGCAAGCTCGTTAATCCACAGGATCTGCAAAGAAGCACTGATATTTCACGGCTGGTATCTCCGCCAGATTCTACTTCGGGCGGTTTTGCAACCCCATATAATTATAGCAATAAAATGGCGGGTTCGGGAATGTCGGTATTGGAAGCCCTGAAGATGGCAAGTGATTCAACTAAGGGCAGATTTGCCGCTGACTTGTCCAGTAATAGATTATTACTCACAAAGGTTGCCGAGTTGCTACCTTTTAAAGAAATACTAGCCGAGATTACAAAAACTACTATAGAAAAATCAGCCTCGTGTGAAAAGCAGGATGTATTTTACATCAGGGATGTAGGCGGTACATATTATGTAAATGGCATTGCAAAGAAGGCTGAAGAATTGACCGAACTGCCTGAAGATATAAATGCTTCGCTATTGTTGGCAGGCGAGGCGCTTATCGCGCCGGAAGACTCAAAGATAGACATGACGATCCTCACCAGGAAGGGCCTAAAACCTTTAAAAGACACAACCCTGGCAGACGTTGTATGTCGGGAAGGCGACTCAGTAAGCGGGGTCTTCCTGTCGAACGTTATATCGTTTGACCACAACCCTACCCATAAAGGGCTATTTTTGTCTAGAGACAGACAGTGGATATACCAGGAACATCTCACTGGCAGCTTCATCGAAGCATCCCTAATGTCAGAGAGTGATATCTATCAATACTGGAAGGAGAAATTGGGAGAGGTTGATGACGTTCCAAAGATAGGCGAATACGGTACGTTTATCCTCGGTAGAAAAGCAATAGAACCATTCAAGGTAGTAAGTCTGTATAACGTATCAGGCTCAATCATAATGTCAGTTGCGGCATCGTCTGGGCAAAGATTGGTGGTGGAATATCGGAAGGAAGATGTTGATACCATTCCCAACCAACAGCCATTGATGGTGGCATCCGGTAATTTAGTATCAAAATATTTCCCAACAGACAGGGTCTATATAGTCAACCAACCTTATCGCTATGTATCCCTAAAGGCGCAAAGACATGGGGCGCGCACGCCGGAAGAGGCATTGACTGTCCCTTTAGATAGAGGAGACGGATGCGTTGTAACGATCAAGAAGGCGTCTGGCGGATACGTCGTTAGTAAAGATAGTAAATTTGAACGACAGCGTACCTCAGACCTCTTACCATCAAAACTTGCCTGTCAATATGAACTGGCTATGTATGGAGTGGGAAGGAAACAGGCAGAAGTTTTAACAAATATATCTCCGGTGTCTTTCGTTATTAAAAAAGCTGCCGGTGAATTACCAACGAGACATAGCGGCGCCAAGCTTCCGGAGCCTGTGCCACAATCATATCCACGGCTTTTGACAAATAATACAGAACAGGGGCAGTTTATCGATCAGGGCACGTTGAATACGACCGCTATGCTGGACGATCCAGAAACATTAAACCTCCTGCTCACTATAGGTATGGGCAAGATGGACGATAAGGTACGGCAGTATGTCATATCGAACACCGGCGACATCCACGACCTGATTGACAAGTTGGGCAGGCTGCTCCTGATTGTAAGGACGTCTGAGAACACGGGGATATCAGAAAACGCCCTGAGCGATCTTGTCCGAAAACTGGACAGAACCGCTTGGGAATTGACTGATTTTAGCGGCAGGAAACAGACTGCTGAAAACAGAAAGGACGAGATTTTGGATGAATGAATATCTTACATCCTGCGTGGCGCTTTATTTTGGCGCTGAGGGCAGTCGAAATAGACCCGCACACAGAAGGTCTGCCACAGGACGGCGGATGTTGGACGTGGAATAAAACATCTAAACTACTTAGCGATATTATCTATGAAGATTGCGAATACGGTCGGGTCGGGTCGTTGGGTAATAATCTGGAATATAAGTATTTAGTCAGCGCTTACCGTTTTTTTAAACTTAAGACGCATAGGGTATATGCCGAGACGTATTTACTTGCTGGCGGAGACGAGATATGGCTTGCCTCTGCCCTCAATATAGAGCGTGGAGTATTAGACGCATACAAAAATGCGTTCTTTGATGTGTCTGTTTTTGAGAACGGAATAGACAAGCTGTCGTATATAAACACCATCAGCGATTACAGGGAGAGAGAAACCAAGAAGGAATGGACAAGAGGCGCTGATTATATTAAATGGCAGATGGGATTTAAGGTTGGCGTTGATGTTAAAAGCGTCCTGACTTCCTTACTGGCCGATGTGTACTATAAGCACAAGCAGTCGCCCGGCGACAAGGATTCTGCAAAGCTGTGCGACGTTGCATCCAAGATAGGCAAAGAGCTTATGGGCAACAAAGATGCTGACGATCTTAAAACTAAGATAGAGCAAATCTTGGCATTAGACGTAAAGCAGTTTAAATATAAAACCTTGGAAGAATTTAATAACGAGTAAGATGCCACCAGTAATTGACATTAGTATAGATACGGATAAGGCAGCCAGGAGAAAGAAGGCATTTCTTAACAGGCAGCGCGCCGCGCGAGAGAATTGTAAAAAGTCTACAGGGCCGAAAGACTGCTCGCTTGTTAAGTTTAACTCTCTCAAGCATGGCCTTAAATCGAAGATGCCGGTTATTCCGGGCGAGGATCCGTTAGAACTGGAACGGCTGCGGGAATCAATATACGATAAGCTGAAACCGCAAAACGATATAGAGGTACAGCTTGCGGAGCAGGTGGCGTTCGGATTTTGGAGGCTGCAACGCGGCTTACGCGCCGAACACTCTATATTGGAAA